AACCATGGTTGCAGAACTTTTACGTTTTCCAAATGGAGCCCATGATGACCAAGTCGATGCATTGGCATGGATAGGTTTAATGATGACAGAATTTGCTACCTTCTACGAAAGACCGGAGCATGTTCCATCTTGGAGAGATAAGTTAAAACATTTAACTAAAGGCGAGAAACATAAATCATCGATGAGTGCTTAATGGCAGAGTATAAAAAACCTAAAAAGAAACTGGACGCAGCAGAAGAGCTAAACATTGCCCGTCGGCAATGGGAATCTTACACACGAGCCAGGGACAACGGTCACACTGATTATATTGAAATAGCAAAACAATGTGATAATTTTTATCGCGGTGAACAATGGGACGAAGCAGATATTGCTGCGTTAGATGACCAAGGTAGACCCGCCTTAACAATCAACACAATTTTACCAACAGTTAATACTGTTATTGGTGAACAAAGTACACGAAGAGCAGATGTAGAATTTAAACCGCGTGGTGCTGGTATGCAAGAAGTTGCAGAGACACTAACAAAGTTGTACATGCAGATTTCTGATAACAACAAACTCGATTGGATAGAATCACAAGTTTTTTCTGATGGTTTAATTCAAGACAGAGGGTGGTTTGATGTTCGTATAGATTTTTCAGATCACATTCATGGCGAAGTGCGAATTACTCAAAAAGATCCGCTCGATATCATTATTGATCCAGATGCAAAAGAGTATGATCCAAAAACCTGGAATGAAATTTTTGAAACAAAGTGGATGAGCATAGATGATATAGAAGAAATCTATGGACAAGAGAAAGCAGATAAATTAAGAATCATAGCAGAAGTAGGATCAACCTTAGGTTCAGATTCAATTGAATATGAAGAAGAACGATATGGAGATACCTACAGCGGTGAATATGCAAGTGATTACCCAAATAACCCAGAAGAAGCAAGAGCTGTAAGATCAATCAGAGTTGTAGAAAGACAACATTATAAATTAAAAGAGTGTATGTTCTACACCGACCCAGTTACTGGAGACCAAAGAGAAGTACCTTATGACTGGAGTAAACGCAAAAGAGAAAAATTTGCTGATGACTTTGGTTTATACATAGTCACTAAAACCGTTAAAAAAGTACGTTGGACTGTAACAGCTGATACTGTTGTTTTGTTTGATGATTGGTCTCCTTATAATTCATTTACATTGGTTCCTTATTTTCCATATTGGAGAAGAGGTAAACCTTTTGGCATGGTTAGAAATTTAATTTCACCACAAGAACAACTAAACAAAATTTCATCTCAAGAACTACACATTGTAAACACAACTGCGAACAGCGGTTGGGTAGTTGAGTCAGGTTCCCTTACAGGAATGACAGCAGATGATTTAGAAGAACACGGTGCGGAAACTGGTTTAGTCCTCGAGTTTAATCGAGGCTCTACTCCCCCAAGTAAGATCCCCCCAAACCAGATTCCCACCGGTCTGGATCGTATAAGCCAAAAAGCGGCAGCAAATATTAAAACAATTAGTGGTATTTCTGATGCTATGTTGGGGACAGATAGTCCAGAGGTTTCTGGTATTGCAATTCAAGCAAAACAGAACCGCGGTGTTTTAATGATCCAAGTACCTTTAGATAACCTAAAGAAAACACGACATTATTTAGCGGAAAAAATACTAAACTTAGTACAAAGTTATTATACGGAAGAACGTATCATTCAAATTACAGACGAAGCTGATCCTTACAAACAAAGGGTCCCACTGGTTGTAAACCAAATGACACCAGAAGGTAGGATTATTAATGATTTAACCTTAGGTGAATATGACGTAGTTATTAGTGATGCTCCAGCAAGAGATAATTTTGATGAAGTTCAGTTTGCAGAAGCTATTGAACTTAGAAAAGTCGGCGTGCCTGTACCAAATGATTTAATTGTTGAATACTCACATCTTGCGAAGAAAGCTATGGTAGCAGATCGAATAAGACAACTTGAAGGTACAGCGCCTCCAACTCCAGAGCAAGCACAGTTGCAACAGTTCCAAATGGAATCACAGATTAGAAGTACGCAATTAGAAATTGCTAAACTAGAAGCAGAAGTAACTAGACTTCAATCTGAGACAGCATTGAACGTAGCTAAAACACAATCAACCGAAGCAGACCCACAGCTAAAAGTAGCTGAACTGCAAAGTAAGTTGGAAATGAAACGTGAAGAATTAGATTTACGTGAAAGACTGTCGTCGATGACCAACGATATGAGAAAAGGTCAAACAGAAACCCAGGCTGCCGCTAAATTAGCATCAGTCGCCATGAAACCAAACCAAGGAGGTAGATAAAATGGCTAAAAAAGAAGAAACCAATGAGATGATTATGGATGCTATGCCGGGAGGTGAGCCCATTAAACAGGAGGACACTAAGTTTGAAGTGGACCTTAATTTTGAAACAGTAGAAGAAGAGGAATCTGATAATGAAGAAGTCACGGAAGAAACTGACGCTTCTGCAGAAGAAGAAGTTGCTGAAAAAGAACCTGAAACACCAGAAGAAGAAGAAGCACCTGCAGAGCCAGAAGCTGTTAGCGAAGAAGGAATGGATGAAAACAGCGAAGCAGATGCACAATCAGATATTCAACCAATTGAAGGAAGCGATGAAAACGTTTCCCAAGAAATAGAACAAGCAAAAGCGCCTATGGTGCCAAAATCTAGATTAGATGAAGTGCTTGCAAAACAAAAAGCACTACAAAAACAACTAGATGAGGTAACCCAAGCAAAACAAGAAGCTGCAAAAGAGCTCCCAGAGTATGATTTTGCAACTAAAGAAGCTGAATATCAGGAATTAGTATTAAATGGCGAAGCAGAAAAAGCTGTAGAACTTAGAAATGAGATCAGAAATGCTGAAAAAGCCCAATTTATGTTTGAAGTACAACAACAAATGGGCCAAACAGTGCAACAAAGTCAAGAAATGACCGCTTTACAGCAAAAAGCAAACGAAATACAAGCCCAATATCCTATTTTAGATGAAAACAGTGCTAATTTTGATGCTGATTTGACTCAAGAAGTGTTAGATTTGCGTGATGCATTTATGGTACAAGGTTTTGCAGGCCCAGATGCTCTAGAAAAAGCTACTAATTATACTTTAGCAGCAAAAAAACCAGAATTATTAAATCCTACACCAGAAAAACAAGTTTCAAAAGCAGATGAGCAAGTTGTTGAGAAGCAAAAAGTAGCCAATATTAATAAAAAACTACAAGCTGCTGAGTCGCAACCACCCACAATGAAAGGGGAATCTGCTAAAGGTGATAAAAAAATAAATTTAAATACGTTATCTGACGATGAGTTTAGTGCGCTTCCAGAAGAAACTTTGCGAAGAATGCGTGGTGACTTTGGTATATAGTTGGTATAACATATAAGTAATTCGTCCGTCAAAACGATATTTGACGCAGGTCGTTCTGCTAAAACAACGTTTTCGCCTGTCATGGCGTAAATCTGGCTGGAGTCGTGTCCGTAAAAACACGAAAGCGTTTCCCAACGATAAAGGGTACACGGGTAAGTAGTCGGCCCAGAAAAGCGACTGGTTAGTTTAACTTTAATCTTAAATTTGGAGGATGCCATCATGGCTAACACAAACTTTTCATCACTGACCAGTGAACAGCTTACTATCTGGTCGCGTGATTTTTGGCGTGTTGCTAGGAACATGTCCTTCATTAACCAATTTGCGGGTAGCGGACCTAACGCTATGGTTCAGAGAATATCTGAACTTACCCAATCAGAAAAAGGAGCAAGAGCTGTTATAACACTTCTTGCCGATATGACTGGTGACGGTATTGTTGGAGACAACACCCTCGAAGGAAATGAAGAGACTTTAAGAGCCTACGACATCGTTGTACAACTTGATCAATTGAGATTTGCTAATAGACTTGCGGGTAGATTAGCTGATCAAAAATCAGTTGTTAATTTCCGTGAGCACTCACGAGATGCACTTGCATATGCAATGGCTGATCGTATTGACCAATTAGCGTTTTTATCGCTTTCTGGTATTAACTACACACTTAAAAACAGTGGTGCATTAAGACCTGTCTTGACTTCAGGACAAAATCTTAACGACCTTGCGTTTGGAAGTGATGTAACTGCACCAACTTCTAATAGACACAGAAGATGGGATGCAACTTCAGGCTTAGTAGCTGGTGACGTAACTGCTGTAGAAGCAGCCGATACCATTACTTATGAATGTATTGTTGCTCTAAAAGCTTATGCTAAAGATAACTATATCAGAGGCGTAAGAGGTGCTGGTGGAGAAGAGGTATATCACCTTTTTGTATCTCCACAAGTAATGGCTGACCTTAAACTTGATTCAGATTTCTTGGCTAACGTCAGAAATGCTGGAGTCAGAGGACCAAGCAACAGCTTGTTCTCAGGTTCTTCAAGCTTGATGGTTGACGGCATTATGGTCCATGAGTTCAGACATGTGTTTAACACTGCTAATGCTCTTACTGGAACATCTTCAAATGCCGGTTCTGCTGGATATAAGTGGGGCGCTGATGCTGACATCAACGGTTCTGCTGCTTTATTCTGTGGAGCACAAGCTCTTGCTATGGCAGATATTGGACTTCCTGAAATTGTTGAAGACACCTTCGACTACGGGAACCAAAACGGTATCTCTATTGGCAAAATCTTCGGTCTTAAGAAGCCTAAGTACAACAGCGACTACAATGGTGGCGTTGAAGACTTTGGTGTTATTAGATTGGATGTTGCATACTAAGTATGCTTTTTGTGGGTGGTTCATTTTGAGCCACCCCTTTTTTAGGAGTAAAACATGATAGTAATATCAGATATTGACAGGTATATATCAACCACCTGGGGCGCATCAATCAGATTGGAAGCTGGCGTACCAAAAGAAGTTGGAATGGACATTGGAATTTTTTGCTTACAAGAAGGGTGTACAGAAGTTAAACCTAATTCTATTAAAGACAAAAAACCAAGTGAGCCAATTAGAGCTAGAGAGGAAGACGGCACTTTTAAAGGTGATGATCTAAGCACCCCCGATGTTAATGAAGCATGGGAAGGTGGCAAAGCACCAGCAAAGAAAAAGCCAGCAGTTAAAAAACCAGCGAAGAAAACAACTAAGAAATAATGGGAACACTAACGGGCACTAATATTATTGATAGAGCTAGACTTACCTTACAAGATAGCTCCGGTGTTCGTTGGACTGATGCAGAATTATTAATCTATATTAATGATGCACAACGCGAAGTTGTTAATATTAAACCTGAAGCAACAGCTACACACGAAAATATAAGTTTAAGTACAGGAACAGAACAAACGTTGCCTTCCGGCGGACTTCGTCTTATTAAAGTATCCCGTAATATGTCAGGGACAGCTTCAGATGCGACAGGTTCTAAGGCAATTAGAATTGTAGAAGAAGACTTATTAAACTCTATTGAACCAGATTGGCATGACCCAACAGTAACGGGTTCTTCAGCGCATGGTTCAACTATTAAAAATTATATTTTTGATGCTGATGACCCTAAAAAGTTTTATGTATATCCTGGAGTAGCCTCGGGTTCTAGTGCCTATGTTGAACTAATATACTCAAAGCTACCAACTGATTTGAGTTCCGTTTCTAGTACTATTGATATAGAAGATACTTATGGAAATGCTATTTTAAATTTTGTTTTATATAGAGCTTATTTAAAAGATGCTGAGTATGCAGGAAACCAACAAAGAGCGGGATCCCACTATCAGTTATTTTTAAATAGTCTAGGGGCTGGCGGGTCTGCAGAAGCCTTTTTAGACCCTAACGCAGATCGAAACGCGGGGCCCACAATCGCCCCTCAGGTAGGAGTGTAATATGGCAACTTTTAGCTCATTAGTAAAAGAAGTTTTACCTTATGTTCCAAACTGCCCTGATACTCTAATTGAATCTAATTTAAGATCAGCTACTATTGAACTATGTGAAAGATCAAAAGCATATGTTTTTGATTTAGACCCAATTACAACTATAAGTGGTGTTTACGAGTATGAGTTTGATCAACCAGCAGGTACAGACGTCCATCAAATACTTTGGATGACATACGATGGCGATGATTTAGATCCAATTAGCCCAAGAAGTCTAGAATTAAATTATCCAGATTGGAGAAATAAAACGGCTTTACCACAAGTTTACTTACAAAAAAACCCGGATACTTTTTGGGTTGTGCCTGTTCCTAACTCATCAGTTACAAATGGTTTACAAATAAGTGTGGCTTTAAAACCAACTAGAACCTCAAACAATATTAGTACTGATTTTTCAAATGATTATAGAGATGGGATTATATATGGTGCTCTATACAGACTGCTTAGAATCCCAAGAAGAGATTGGTCTGACCCACAAGCCGCTGGAGATTATTTAAGTTTGTTTAATCAAGAGGTAACACAAGCAGAACAAAGAGCAAGAAGCGGTGATTTAGGTGTACGTAGATTAGTTAAATACCGTGGTACAGGATTGTCACCGCGTAAAAGGTACAAGCGATATGGTTCAGAGATCGACTATTAATGGAATATCCGTCGAAGAAATACCTGTAGATGAGATTCGGTATGCTTATGAAAGAATTGAATCTGATCTACATGTCATAAGAAATAAAAGTTACTCTGATTGGATACCAGCAGATATATATTTAGCATTACGTAATAAAAATGCTACTTTATATATGTTTTATGAAGCTGATAAATATGTTGGCTTTGTTATCTGCTCATTAATTTCAGACCCAGGTGGCGAACCTACGTTATTTATCTGGGCAAGTTATCAAAAACCAGAGTATAATTATAGGGAAGTAGGGTTTACTTTTTTAAATAAGATAGCCCTAGAAAAAAATGTGAAGACATTAGAGTTTCACACAAGTAGACCAGGATGGACCAGGGTTGCACGGAAGCACGGATTTGAATTAACAAGCTATGTTTATAAAAAAGAATTATGAGTTCAAAACCAAAAAAACAAGAATACCAAGCATCTGAGCAAGAAAAAGTTTCAGCAGCTGTATCTAAAGCAGAAAAAGAATACTTTGATCAAACATATGGCCCACTACTTAGGGAGATGCGCGATTTATCTGAAAGAGAAGACTTAGGTGGTTTAGCCCGGGGCGCAGCACAAGCTGATACTATGCAGGCTTTAAGTAGTCGACCTAGTTTAGCTGCAGCTCGTTCTGTTGACCAAGCTGCCGATTTAGCTTCCGCCGCTTCTGCACAACAATTACAGGGTAGTGCACAAGCTTTAGGTGCTCAAAGAGAAAGACAGATTGGGGTCTTAGGTACCGCAAGGGGTCAAGCTGCTGATGCTCAAGCGGGCTTAGCTAGAGCAGCAAAAATACAAAGCACAAAACAGCTCGAAGCAGCTCGCGCTAAACAAATGGTAAGGCAAGCTAAATTTAACGCTGCTGAACAAATTGGAAGCGCATTAATAGCACAAGGTAGAAAGAATTTAGATAGTTATGGTCAAGCAAGCGAGCAAGCTGATACAGGCGGTTTCTTTAATAGGTTTTTTACGCCTTATACTCCAGCCCAAACACAAAGTACTCCATCAAAAGGGGGTAGATCAGGATAATGGCACTATACGATAATTTACCCCTGCAAAAAAATACTTCTGTCAGCAGTCTGCCTGAAGTAAAAGATCCGGAAAAAGTTTATTCTGATATTAGCCGTCAAGATTATGAAAATTATTTATCTAATTTCCGTGATTTTGAAGAAAGACTTATTTCTGCTAAAGATGATACTTCTTTAATAGAACAGTCAAGAGAAGACGCCCTTAAACAAAGCCAAATTGCTAGGGGAGTTCAACAAAGAAATGTTGAAAGATATGGTGGTGCTGGGCTAAGTGCGGTACAACAACAAGAACAACAAAGAGCTATGCAAAGAGGCACTCAATTGAATCTTGCAGGCAATTTAAACACAGCTCTTATTCAACAAAGAGAGGTTAATCAAAGAACCCTAGCTGATTTAATTAATATTGGGCAGGGGGTAAATAGAAACGCTTTACAAGGTTTAGGCGAAGCTTCCTCAATGGCAGCAAATAGAGCGGCTGCTTATAATAATGCAAAAGCACAACATAAATCTAATATGATAGGACTAGGAGGCTCGCTAGCTGGTGCAGCACTAGCTTTTTTCTCAATATAAATTATGGCAAGTAAATTTGGACAATTTTTAAATTATTATACAAATCAAATTGGAGCTGCTGATTCAGCGGCTTACCAACGAGAGCAAACGCGTGCATTACAACGCGGTAATAATGAAGCAGATATGGCAGACACTATATCTACTTTGATAAACCAAGGAATTTTTGATGAAAAAGGCAACCTTACTCCGGGGGGGCTAGAAAAATTACACGATGCAAATATTGGAGAGCAATACGTTGATTTTATGAACATTGCTACTGTTGCAAATAATTTTAGAAATAAATTTGGGGATGTAGAAAAAGGGACTATTCTTGGGCCAACAGAGACAGAAGCGGGTACTTTTATTTTTAATGTAAGAAAGCGCGATGGAAAATTAGCGCCTATAACAGAAAGAAGAAGCCAAGACCCCGATGATAACTCTTTACAGTTTTCCAAAGAAGATTTAAAAAACTTCTATGAGGCACAAGCCCGAAATCTTTTACAAAAAGGAGGGTTAGTTGGGCAAGCTATTGGTACTACAGCAGAGCAGTCTCTTACGCGGGCTATAGGAGATACTTCTGGAAATTTAGCTCCGGAGTCTTTTACAGAGATTGCAGGGCAAGTAAATTCAGTATTAAATAAAAACCGCTCTCCAGAAGAAAAAGCGGCTATTGATTCTGAGCCGTCAGGAAGAGACGTTGAGTTTGGACCTAGCGTTGTTGCTCAAAGACAGAAAGACAAAGAAAGTCAATTTTTTAGGGATGACAGTGTTACACCAACAGAGGATACATTTACTTTTTCTTATCTAACAGAGGCTGAAGAAAACGCCCTACCTCCTGTAGATAAAGCTTTATATAAAAAACTAAAAGAGGCTCATGAGATTAATATTGGGAATTTATCTACAAGTAAAGCACCAAAAGCTATTCAAAACCAAATTAATCGGATAGAACAAAAAATAACAGCTTTAAAAGAAAAGTCTTCTACAAAAATTTCTAGGGAGGAAGAAAAAAGACGTGGGCCCCTAGAAAATAGAAAAAAAGTTATTCAGCAAAATTTACAAAATAACCCCGCCCTCACTGAACAGGATAAGACTAGGTTAGAAAATGAACTATCTAGAATAAATACGAGTTTAGGAAGCAAGGACACTACTTCACAAATAGAAACTATCCCTGCATTACCAGATAATATACAAGATGCGAGACAGTGGTTTACTGATAATCAATCAACTTTAGAAAAATTACCTGAAGAGGATTACACAAAAATACAAAATCTCTTAAAAGAACAAAATATAAGTTCAGCAAATGATTTAGGACAGGCTGTGCGACAAGGGAAAATATCACAGGTAGATGGATTAAAAGCCGCAGCTTTAATTGCTTTTGCTGTTAATGGGCCTAGTGGTTCTATTACTGATAAGTTAAATGTATATAATTCTTTAACAAATACTTTTTTACGTGGTGATCCTCAATTAACACCCGCTGCAGTTTCCGGCATACAACGAGATATAGCAGCTATTCAAAGTTCTTACGCAAGTTTAGCTACTGCCGCACAAAGCGAGTTTTTCGACCCTATAAGGAAGAGCGCAGATGAGTTAAGGTCTTCTTTTACAGATGATAACGATCAATATATAAAGAAACTTACCCCAAAAACAAAAATAGCTATGAGAAAATTTTTCAGTGATTTTCTTACTAATGCCCCGAGACTTGCTCTTTCAGATCAACCTAGGGCAGTAGCTGAAGCTAAACAAATTATAGGACAAGCCTTATTTATTCTAGGGTCCGACTCTGGAAATTTAAAGGATTGGTTTGGTGACATAATAGCTAGAGATACCGTAGATCCTGCTGTTGGTTTGTTTGATAATTTACGAGTACGAAGAAATAATAAAGGACAAGCCGTTGAAATTGTGTTTGTAAATAGTGTAAACCCACAAGAAGAGACCGAGTATAGTGTTTTTCCTCCGGAGTTAATAAACCAATTTGGTAAAATGGTTGAATTATTAGATAATCAAAGCGGTGCACTAGGAATCCCCGATTTAAATCCTAGGGCTGTAGAAAAGAAAAAAGGTTAATGTGTCACAACAAACTGGGTACAAAAACAATAACTGGTTAAATGTTAGATTTAACGCAAACAATAATTGGGTAGGTCAAACAGGTGCTGATGATGGTGGATATGCACAATTTGAAAACCCCCTCTATGGTCTAAGAGCCGCCGATAAAGTTTTAGAAAACTATGGTGTGCGCCATAATATTAATACAATTCGTGGTGCTATAAGTAGATTTGCACCCCCTAGTGATAACAACCCTACTGATAATTACATTAATTTTGTAGCTCGTAATGTTGGCATTTCTTCAGATGCTGAAATAGATCTAGCCGACCCTGGTATTAGAGAAAAACTTATTTCTGCAATGGTACGGTTTGAAACCCCAGATGCAGCAAAAGAATATAATTCTAATTTATTAGAACAAGCAAGAACTCTATCAGGTAAGACTTCAGAACCGCGAACTACCGATCCCGATGCAGCTATTTCTTTGTTTGTAAATAACCAAAAGAAAGCCCCCGCAAAACCTTTAGGAGAAAAGCTTCAAGAAGCTGAAGAACGCGGTAGTTTATTTGATTATGCAACGGAAGATCCAATTGAAATTTTTAATTTAGGTATGGCCGCAGGAGCACAAAATTTAAGTGCAAATGTAAACTATTTTAGGGGTATTGCTGCAAGTATTGCAGGAGACGAAGAAGCAAAAGAAGATGCAATATTGGAAGGTAATCAAGCGCAAATAGCTGCTTCTCAAATATTATCACCTGTTGAAAGTTTTGAGGAGTTTTTAGATGAACCTACTTTTGGTGGGTTTGTTAATCAGGTATTTAGTGCTACAGGTCAGTTTGCTCCTTCTGCTTTAGCGAGCATAACTGCGGCTATGGTAGGTGCAGGTGTTGGAGCGCTGGCCGGTGCCACAGCCCCAATAACAGGAGCAGCAGTTGCTAGCGGTCTGACTGCAAGCGTTGCTAAGAAAAAACTAGTAAAGGATGCTGTAAATAAATTTATGGCAAACGAGGCTGCAAAAAAACAAGGCAAAAAAAACTTACCTTATGCCTTAACCACAGCTGAAAATAACGTAATTAATGGTGCTTTTGGTATTTTACAAAGAGAATATAGAAAAAAGAGAGCTGCTAGTTTAGGTAGATTAGGTGCAGTTTCTGGTGCCGTGGCGCAAGAGTTTCCGCAAGGAGCAGGTACTGCTTTTGGTATTTTTGCCGAACAAGGTATGACCGATCCTTTACAAGCTTTTCAATCTTTAGGAATAGGTGTGCCATTTGCAGCTATTGGAGTTGGTAGTGAAGCTCTTGTTGCTAGAGGTCTTTATGGCATGGCAACTAAAAAAGGCGGTGCAGCCAACCGAAGTTTGGCTAGAGATATTTTTGTAAGTGGTGCCTTAAAGACGGGTGCTGTTGAGGGAGTTACTGAAAGCCTACAAGAAGAAATTAGTATTCAACAGCGTTTTGCTATAGATGATGAGTATACACAAGCCCAAGCAAAATTAGATAGAGCACAGGCTCTGTTTTCTGGGTTCTTTGGTGGTGTAGGAATTGGTGGTATTGGTGGTGGTATAGCAACCGGCGTTAATAGAGTTATGGATCCAAGCGAAGGGGTTTTTGGGAAAGCTCGCCAGTTAATAAAAGATCAATACGAACAAGAAGTAGAATCTGATATTGAACTTCAACAAGCTTTTATAGACGGAGAACGTGATATTGAAACCGTTTTTCCTGAACCTGTTTCTTGGTTAGAGGGTCAATTAGACGCAACGATAGATCCAACAAACAAAAAAGATAGTGTCTGGATTGATGAGAATAGTAGAAGCCAAGTTGATCTTACTGAAGCCTCTCCTTTAAACAGTAAAATTGCTGAGATAGCAAAGGGTGATCCACAAAATATTGTAGATGTTAATGGTGTTGGTATTTTTATTACTTCTAACCCAACAAAAGCACTTTTATTCAGACGTTTAATAAACAACGATGCTTTTAATACAACAAAATTAGATTCCTTTTTAGCAAGAAATTTAGGGTATGTACACAAACGTAAGCCTGGAGACAATCTTGTAGTAGAAGTTAGAGATAAACAAAACAACGTAGTTTGGTATCAACAAACAAATGAAAATGATTTAGATGCAGTTGTTACAAAAGCGAACAGCCTTTTTAGTACATCAGAACTCTTTGGCTCTGCAAACTATGAGGTGTCTCATAAAGAAATAGGCGAGCATCTTAGAGAGAGAAGTGAAATACTAGGCCCAAGGACCTCTAATATTGAGGTGCCGGAGGAAGTTGCACAAACTTTTGGATTAGAGGGTGAAACACAAATAACTCTTGATGATGATGGTGAACTGACAGAAGTACCTGAACGAGCCGCTGTAGCAGAAAGTTTTTCAGAGTTTGAACCCCAAATTGTAGTGGGTGAAGAACGAGGTAGTGAAGCAGCTCCTATTCTCAGTCAAACTGGACAGCCTTGGAAAGGCTTACGTTCTTTAAGTGTTATACCACAAGAAGACCAAGCTGCTTATGAAGAAGAAAAACAAAAAGCAATAAAAAATTTAACTTCTTTTGAACCACATAAAGAAATGGAACGCCTTATTGAGCAAGACGCTTTTACAACGTCTTTTTTAAAAGCTTTTAACAATTTACAAGAAGGAGACCCCTTAGTTATTTTTGGTCCTAAACAAGTTGGTAATGCTGAAGACGGTACACCTCAGTATGGGATTTTAAAGTATAAATTACCTAGCGTAGGCATGGTGGAAGCTCCTGCAAATGAAGTTGCACGTTGGGTTAATGAAGCACATCAAGCAGACTTAACACAAGAAAGATTTAATAGAAAACCAGTAGATTGGACCATTCTTGTTCCTCAAAATTTAACTAACATTAAGTTTAGTTTTGAGGATAAAAAAGCTACACCACAACGTATAAATATGCCACGACTAACTAATTTTGGTCGGCAATGGAATAATAGAACACAAGCTCAGGGCGCTATGGCACAGGGCGCTGAAGAAACTGCATTACTTGGGTATAGTACCGCCGTAAGCAGTTTGCTGATGGAAGGCTATCAATTATTTTGGAATGGTAAACCTATAACAGAATTTACAAGACAGGATGAAGAGCAAGCTATTGTATATACTGCAGGAAACACAGAATATACCGCAACCGGCAAAAATACAGGTGAAGTTAAAGCTCTTTCAACTTCAAGAGAGTTTGAGGGTTCCCCACAAGCACTTCAAGGTGAAACCTCTCCACGTACTATTCAAGAACGAGTAGAAAGTTTACAGAATTTAGCTGAAGCACAAATTGTTATAGAAGAAAAATTATTTGAAGCAAAACAAGAATTAGATAGATTAGAAACAGAACGAGACAGAGTAGAAGACCTTTTAGATAATGAAACTAACCCAGAAAGATTAGCTGAGCTAACCGGCGAACTTCAACTAATAGAAAATAGTAAACTACAAGAGACAGAAGCACTTATTGAAGAATTAGAAAAAGCAGAAGGCCGGCGGGGGTTTGCTGAATTTACAGAGCAACAAAAAGCTAGAGAAGCTCTTTCTGAGGAGGCAAGAGAGAGAGATATAAACGCTCCAGGTAGGTTTGGGTCAGTAGTAGTTGACCCGGGTTTTGACCCGGATGATTTTGGCCCACAAACAGAAGGTCAAGAACAAGGTGGCGGGGGAGAAACTGGAGCACAAGTAGATGTTTTTGTAGACCAAAGCCCCCAACAAGAAAGATTAAGGCAAATAGCTTCTAGAGTTAGAAGTAGAATTGGAGCAAATAAATCAAGATTAAGAGCTTTAGGTCGAATTGAAGCGGAAGGGCAAACTACAAACCAAGCAAAACAACTTTCAAAAAGAATTGAAAAAGATACCAATATATTAGTTAGTTTAAATGAACAAATTAACTCTATAACTAGGCCGATTGTTCTTGAGTCAACTGATATTCCTGGAGTTAGAGCGGATATAGAACGCGGTGTAGGAAAAGGTAAGAAGTTTTCTGATACTTTTAATCCGCTGTTTAATCCTAAAGACAGAAAGTTTCAGCCATTTAAACAAAGTTTTTCTAAAACAATTGAAAACCGAATTGGAAATAAAGCCTTTTTAAATAATGTTTTATCCACCATAAAAAATGATTTTAAATTAAACCGAGATATACAAATTATTACTGCAGATGAATCATTTGATTTATCAAGAATTAGAAGTAGTAGGATTGTTGCTGATGTAAAAAGAGAACAACAAGTTGTGTTAGGTAATAGACCGGATGCAACAGGACAACAACGAGCTTTAGGTGGGCGGATTTTAAAATATTATGATCAAGATTTTATTATCTTAAACGTGCCACAGAACCCCACACAAGAACAACAAGGACTAGCTATTGTAGCTCTTGCACATGAGTTGGGTCACTCTGTATTTGAGCAAGAACTAGCAAGAAGTTTAAACCCCCGTGGTAAGACATATGCAAAATTAAAAGCTGCATTTGATGGTGTTCGATCCAATACAGATGTTTCTCAATACCAAGATGATAATTATCACGCCGCTTTTGAAGAATGGTTTGCAGACCAAACTGCAGTGTATTTATTAGATGCAACTAGAAAAGCAACCAACGGTACTGAAAGCATCTTTAAACAAATTGCTAACAAACTTAGGGCGGTATTTAATAAATTTAAACAGCTGACAAAAAGATTTCAAGTCAATCCTTCCTTTAATGATTATGTAAAAGAAACAGTTGGTGGATATAAAAATAAAGTTTTAAACACTAGAAAACAAAGGCTATCTCATCAAGGCGAAGCTATTATAAAAAGCATGGTCGAAGACGATATACCGAAGGCAGCAAAAACTGTTGCTAAAGAAAAAGTTTTCTTTGATCTTGCAAAAGAAGCCGAAACTATTCTTGAAGGAGACCCAGACAAGTTTTCAACTTATACTACAAAAATATTAGCTCCAGCTGATAATCTACTTAGGTCTCTTGGTGCAGTTGAACTTGCAAACTTTTTTCTTAAACAGTCTCAAGCAGAAGGCCCGATTGGGTTTTTATCGGAAAAAATTTCTAAGATAAACCGGTATGTTTCTAAAGTAGAACAAGCTGCAAACATTGATGGGAAAATAACACCAGAATCACGTAGTATTCTTTTAGAAGCAGAAAATAATTTAACTCCGGATGCAGAGCTTTCCCCAGCAGCAAGAGCTGTTCGACAGGTTTTTACAGATATGTATCAAACTGAAAACTTTTCTGAGCGATTAAATATAAAACAACTTGAAAATTATTTTCCAAGGTCAGTTAGCTTAGAAAGATTAGAGAACAGCCCAAAAATTAAGGCGGAATTAACTGAAGCTCTTATTGAATATAATAAAGGTAAAACTTTTACCAAAACCGTATTTAGGAATAATAAACCTACTGAAGTTACTTATTCTTATAACGAACAAGAAGTTGCACTTTTAGTTGATGAAATAACAGCAGACCCCAACAAAACTGAAATTGATATTGCTGCTCAAGACCCAAACCAAAAATTTTCAATTGGTATTGCGCGACACCGTCAAGAAGCTTTTGCTAATGTACCTACTCCTGTTCTGAGAGGCATTCTTGATGAGGAAGGTAACTCACTATTAAACGACCCCGAAGTTGCTATAAGAAAATATATTCAAAATTCTATTAAAAAAAGTGAATTAAATAAAAGAGGCGGGGCAAAAAAATTAAACGAGCTGATAAACGAATTACCTAAAAACAAACAAAAGCATGCAGAAGATGCTGTGCTTGCAATGTTAGGGAAAGTTACCCCAGAAATGGGTCCGTTGTTAAAAGGTGTTAATAATGTTGGTGTTACTCTTAACGTATTAACATTACTGTCTTTTGCAGTATTTGCTTCTGCTCCAGATTTAGCTGGTCCTATTTTAAGGTCAAAAGAGTTTTCAAAATCTAACTTTGCTAACTTTGGAAAAGAGATAGCAAACTATTTTAAAAATCCACAAGAAGCCGCCGACTTTGCGAAAGAAGTTGGTGCAACTGTATCGGATGCTATTAGCACTTTATATGTAAATGCGGCCGAGATAGATTTGTTAGACCCTAGAGCTAAAAAAATAAGTGAGAGATTTTTTAAAGTTATTGGTCTTGACTGGTTTACAAGATTTACTCGTATCGTTGCTTCTGGTATGGGCCGTAGGTTTGTATTACACCATGGTAAACAAGCTAAAGCGGGCAACGAAGTTTCTCAAAGATATTTGCGTGAATTAGGTAATATTACTTGGCAAGAAGTAGATCAGTGGGTTGCTAACAATCAAACTTTTGACGGAGCTGTTGGAGAAAAAATTAGGTTAGGTATATTTCAATTTGTAGATGAATCTATTGTAAGACCAAATGCAGCAGAAAGACCTGTATGGGCTTCAGACCCAAGGTTTGCTTTAATATGGCAATTAAAATCATTCTTCTATGCTTATGGTAAAAATATTATAGGTGGTCTTTGGAGAGAAAGTAAAAATAGGTATAACGAAGAGGGTTTTCCTGCTGCTTCTGTGCCTTTTCTTTTAGGTGCTATGACACTTTTACCGTTGACCATGTTAGGATTAGACTTACGTGAAAGATTTAAAGTGGGATTAGCTTGGGTTTTACCAGGAATAAGTCCCGACGATAAAAATTATAGGCGCTCAATTGATATGGATTGGGGTGAATATAGTTTTGAGATAATGGATAGAAGTGGGGTACTTGGCCCGTTTGCTTTAGCTATGCCATTATTTATGGAAAATAAGCGTTTTGGAGATCCTTTCTGGGTAGGGCCGTTGGGTCCAACAGTTGAAAGAGCTTATGATGCAGCAACCGGAGATTTTGATTTTGACAGTATTCTCCCGTTCTATAATCAGTTATAATGAGGTAAGTATGGCATATTCAGATACAATTAAATTAGTAGTAGGTGATACACTTCCAGAGTTGGTTTTTACTTTAAAAGACAGCAACACAGCAGCTGCAGGTAAAACCCTTGATGAAGAAGATAGTACAACATGGGCGCCAATTAATTTAAGTGGCGCAACTGTAAGACTACGTATTCGTGAAGTAGGGAACACAACAGTTCTTTCTACAATTACTGCTACAATAACAGACGCCTCTAATGGTGTTTGTTCGTTAACATTCCCTGTAGGAACCTGGACAACTGCGGGTACATTTGAAGGCGAGATTGAACACACGACTTCCGGGTCTGGTATTCAAACAGTGCAAGATTTCATTAAGTTTAAAGTTAGAGACGACTTTGATTAATGGCGTTCAAACAGACAGTTAGTTATGTTGACTTAAAGTCAACTGTTACATTTACAAATTTACAAAGTTCATTACAGTACGTAAATTTATCAGCCGTAAATGTATTTTTAGACGCTGACAGTAAAAACCTTTACTTCGTGTCTGGACACCCTAATGCAGAAGTTATAACTCTGTCTGAGGCTTTGGTTGTTACTTTTACTACAACAAAAGAAGAAACCCTCACTATTACTGAACAATTGGTACAGTCTTTTAGTAAACCTGTAACAGATTCAATGACTATGAGTGAGGCTGCGGCTTTACTAGTTAGTTTACCGACGTCTGATACATTAACTATGTCTGATGATACTGCTGTTTTGAATACCGGTTTGAGCAAAGAAGATTCTTTTGCAGTAAGCGAGACTCTTATAAAAAGTTTTGCTGGAGAAAAATCTGATGCAGTAAGCCTTGCAGAAGCTTCTGTTCTTACATCAGGGCTCGTTAAAACAGATACAATATCTATGTCTGAGTCTTTTTCTAGGGTTGTTTCTTATTTAAGATCCTTTAGTGATAGTTTTACTTTAGACGACCTTGCTAGTGTAGACGACCCCTTACAAACAGACGTTGGTCTTGATAAAACAAATATTACAACCCTAACAGAAGAACACATCTACCTTCTTTCAAAGGTTTTATCAGACTCTTACACGGTTACAGAAAACGCAGCGTTGTTGTTTAGCAAGCCAGCTACAGACTCTTTAAACATGGCAGAGACTTCTTCTTTATTGGTGGCTTTAAATAAAACAGATAGCGTCACCCCGTCTGAAACCCTTTCTTATTTACTTAGTAGCACTTTTACAGATTCATTCTTTTTTCTAGATTCTGATGCAAAATCATTTGTTACGGAAAAGAGCGATACCACTTCACTATCAGACCAAGAGGTGTTATTATCATCAAAGAGCCTTACAGATCAAACCTCTGTAACGGAGTCTATTAACATACAGTTGATAGTAAATGTTAGAGGTTTTGTTCTTAACACAAGGGCTCTTAACACTGGTGTATTAAATTAGGAGACTATAAATGTTAAAAGATGGACTAAAACTTACTGGTAAGCTAAGTATTGCCCTTAACGGAAATACCGTTCAGGAGATCCCCAACCTAGTTGTTACTGACGGCAAAGGCTATGTTGCATCAAGAATGAAAGATGCTACCGCTACTGCTATGTCACACATGGCTATTGGAACAGGGTCTACTGCCGCAGCTGCTGGCGACTCTGAGTTAGGAGGCGAGGCTGGTCGAGTAGCACTAACTTCTACCACTGTTACTGACAACGAGGTTGTATATGTTGCAACTTTTGGTGCTGGTACTGGTACAGGAGCTATTACTGAAGCGGGTATTTTAAATGCTGCTACCAATGGAACTCTTCTTTGTAGAACAGTTTTTTCAGTTGTAAATAAGGGATCAGCGGACTCAATGACAATTACTTGGACTGTAACGGTTTCTTAATATAGGAGAAAGCCGTGGCAGTTGTTTTCAAGAACAATGCAAATACTGTACTTGCGTCTGATATTACCTCAACCGCAACTTCGATTTCTGTTCTTAATGGGAGCGTATTTCCAAGTTTAAGTGCGGGAGAATATTTTCTTTGCACCCTTGATGACGATACAAACAACGAGATTATTAAAGTTACCGCTATTAGTGGTAACACTCTTACTGTAGAAAGGGCTCAAGAGGGAACCACAGCCAGAGCTTTTTCAACTAGCGACACGATAGAATCCCGGGTAACAGCCGGGATCATGGAGTTATTCCCCCAACTAGACGGCGGAGAAATTACAGCAGATATTCTTGGTGATATTGATGGTGCTGTTAGATTCGGTGCAAAAGCTGGTGAAGCATTAACAAAAGGTGATTTAGTTTATGTTTCAGGTGTTTCAGGTGATGTTCCAGTGGTATCTAAAGCTAAGGCTGATGATGTTTCTAAAATGCCTGTATTTGGTTTAGCTGTAACAGATGCTAATAATAATGCAGAATTACAAGTTGCAACATTTGGTACGTTAGATGGATTAGATACCTCAGGTGTATCAGAAGGACAAATTTTATATGCTTCAACAACAGCAGGTGCTTATACAACAACAAAACCAACAGGCGAATCAAGTCAAATACAAAACATAGGTAAAGTTATAAGAAGTCATGCTACTGCTGGTTCAATTAAAATAGGTGGTGCTGGTAGAAGCAATGATGTTCCAAACCTAAACAACGGAAAAATATTCTTAGGTAATGGGTCTAATCAAGCAGTTTCAACAACACTTGATACAAGCGTAGTACCCGAAAACACAAACCTTTATTACACAGATGCTAGAGCACAAGCTGTTTCTATTAACAATGTTGTAGAAGATACAAGTCCGCAGCTAGGTGGCAATCTAGATGTCAATGGTAATGCTATAACAGGTAGCACAGTACAAATAAATGGTGCAGGTGGCGAACTGATGATTTCTGCTACTGAAAATGGTCCAGTGGCTTTACGATATGACAACAACCTCAAGCTAACCACGAAATCTGATGGTGTGGATATTACTGGAGAACTACAGTCTGATAGTTTAGATGTAGATGGTAATGCAGATATATTAGGGAACTTAACTATATCAGGCACAGTTGATGGTCGTGATATAGCAACAGACGGAACAAAACTAGACACAATAGAAACAAATGCAGATGTAACTGATACAACAAATGTAACAGCAGCAGGTGCTTTGATGGATTCAGAAATTACGAATCTAGCACAAGTAAAAGCTTTTGATTCTTCAGACTATGCTACTGCTGCTCAAGGTACTACAGCAGATTCAGCACTACAAAATATTGTAGAAGATACAACTCCTCAGCTAGGTGGTGATTTAGCTTCTAATGGAAACCTCATAACTTTTGGTGATAGTAGTGGTATAAGTGTTAACAGATTAAAGTTCGGAGACGATTTAGATTTACAGATTTATCATACTGGATTGGGTAGTTATATAACAGAAAGTGGAACAGGTAGTTTAAGCATTCGTGGAACAAATCTTAACTTAGCAGATTCTGGTGGAAATATTTTTATTGAAATGACTGATACAGGCACTGGTGGCACTGTAGAAATAAAACATAATGCATCAACTAAGCTGACCACAACCGCAACAGGCATAGACGTAACAGGTACAGCCACAATGGATGGGCTTACTGTTGATGGTACTGCCACGATGGATGGGTTGACTGTTAGCAGCACCCTGCCGATTATTTCATTAACAGACACAAATACTGGCGCAGACCATAAAATAGATGCTAACAGTGGGTTCGCTTCTTTGTTGTTCGAAGGTGATTTAAATTCAGACAATGCGTCTGGCGGGATGTTTTTCAGGACCCAAGGTAAATTTAGATTAGGCGTGAATAACGGCACAGGAGACATATCTTTCTACGAGGATACAGGCACAACTGCTCAAATGACTTGGGATGCTTCAGCCGATGCTTTAACATTTACTGACAATACTAAAGCCATCTTTGGAGCAGGTTCAGATTTGCAGATTTATCATGATGGTGCAGGTAGTTATATTGATGATAGTGGTGATGGTTCTTTATATATAAGAGCCAATAATCTTTATTTACAAAAATACACAGGTGAAACATATTTAGCAGGAGTGGCTGATAGCTCTGTTTATTTATATTACAACGGATTAGAAAAGCTTAGAACTTTAACGGCTGGCATAGACGTAACAGGTGAAGTTGTAGCAACTTCATTTAGTGACGGAACAATTTCTGGAATTACATTTATTGACGAAGATTCTTTTACAACAAACTCCGCAACAAGAATACCAACTCAGCAATCTGTTAAATCTTATGTAGATACACAAGTCGCAAGTGTCGTAGATTCAGCTCCAGCTGCATTAGATACGCTTAACGAATTAGCAGCAGCACTTGGAGATGACGCAAACTTCTCTACAACAACCTCAACAGCATTAGGAAATCGCTTACGAGTTGATACAGCAGCTCAAGGTTTAACTGGAACACAACAAGCAAACGCAATTACGAATCTCGGAATTACAGCAACAAAGGCTGAATTAAATTACGTAGATGGCGTAACAAGTAGTATTCAGACACAGTTAGACGGTAAACAAGCTTCAGGTAGTTACTTAACTGGCAACCAAACAATTACATTGTCAGGCGATGTATCTGGTTCAGGTACAACAAGCATTGCAGTTACAATAGCAGACGACTCGCATAACCATGTAATAAGTAATGTAGACGGTTTACAAACTGCTCTAGATGCAAAACTACCACTTGCTGGTGGAACACTAACAGGAAGTTTAAGAGCTCAAGCCAATTTAAATTATTTTGGACTAGCAAGTACAAATAACGAAGGCGAAATAATTATAAATACTGGGGAAGATGGAAGTCCTCAAATTGGATTTACAGAGCATGGAGATGTCTCTTGGGCAATAGGTATAGATGATGCTGATAACTCATTCAAGATGCACGGTACAGCAAGCAATACAATACCTACTATTAATAATCTTGCAATACCACTATTTGAAATAACAACAACAGCAGGAACTGCGTATCTAAACAACTCAAGAATATTTACAGATGCCTACCATCCAAATGCAGATACGCTTACAACAGCAAGAACAATATCTTTAACTGGAGCTGTAACAGGTTCTGTTTCATTTAACGGTTCTTCAAATGTTAGTATTGCAACAACAGCTACTGCAGACCCAACACTTACTCTTTCAGGAGATGCTTCAGGTAGCGCAACATTTACTAATCTTGGTAATGCAACATTATCAGTTACAGTTGCTGATGATAGTCATAATCATATAATTTCCAATGTAGATGGGTTACAAACAGCATTAGACGCAAAACTTGCTTCATCATCATACACAGCAGCAGACGTACTTACTAAAATTAAAACAGTAGACGGGGCTGGTTCTGGATTAGATGCTGACTTACTTGATGGGCACCAATTGACCACGGCTAGTACGGGTAGTACAGTCGTTGAACGGGACGCTTCCGGTGATATCAACTGCCGTTTATTACGCAGCGAGTATGATACGACCAATTCTAGTATTGGTTATATTATGACTCAAGTAGATACTGGAACCAATAACTATGTAAGACCATCTACACCTGCACAAGTGCGTTCTGCACTAAACGTAGAGAATGGTGCTACCGCAGATCAAACTGCTGCTGAGATATTAACGGCAATTAAAACAGTTGATGGAGCGGGTAGTGGATTAGATGCCGACTTGTTAGATGGCATCTCTTCAGCTTCATTCCTAAGAAGCGATGCAACTGATACTTTCACAACTTTAACAGGAACCACCTTAACAGTTAATGGGGTTCTAAGTGTTAGAGACGCAATTGATCTTGCCGATAATGACATATTGCGTTTTGGTTCAAGTGATGATGTTGAGTTCTTCTGTAATGGTTCACATATGTATACCGATCTTAATTCAGGAATTGGAAACTGGTATATTCGAGATGGAACAACCACACGGTTTACCTTTGATGATGCAGGTGATTTTACTGCAACAGGGAACGTAACAGCCTACTCTGATGAAAGATTAAAAGATAACATTCTTGTAATTGATGGTGCCTTAGAAAAAGTATCTCAATTAAGAGGGGTTACATTTAATAGAACAGACACAGAAGAACCACGCAGACAGACCGGTGTAATTGCACAAGAGGTTGAAAAGGTACTACCTGAAGCTGTAATTACGGCTGATGATGAAATGCAAACTAAATCAGTAGCATACGGCAACATGGTAGGGCTTCTTATCGAAGCTATCAAAGAACAACAAATACAAATAGACGATCTTAAACAACAGCTTAACGAACAAAAAGAGATTAAGTAATGGCTTTAGAAACCAGCGGAACTTTATCTATAGGTGGCACAACTACAAATAGGTCGATTAATCTTGAATTAGGCAGATCCGCCACTGCAACATCTTCTTTGGGTGAAACAGATTTAAGAGACCTTGCAGGCGTCGCTTCAGGTGCGATAGGCATAGATGATTTTTATGGTGCTTCAAGCGTTTTTAATATTGAAAACTCTTTGAAGTTTGAAGCTGATAATACTGAAATTATCTATAGAACAAATGATTCAGGAACTAATCGTAAAACTTTTACTGTTAGTTTGTGGTTTAAAAGAACAGAATTAGGAGCAACCCAAGAAGTTTGGCATGGTGGTCGTAATGGTGAACTGGTGGGTATAGGTATAATTACCTACAGTGGTTTTGCTGACCAACTATGGATTGATGTTGGCGGTGGTACAGGTAATACAGGCACATTATATAGGAGTGCTTCAACCCAAAAAATACGAGACACTTCAGCTTGGTATCATGTTTGCCTAGCTGTAGATACTACCCAAGGAACAGAAGCCAATAGAATGAAAGTTTGGTTAAATGGTGAAGAAGTTACTGATTGGGCACAACACCAAATTCCTGCACAAGATTTTCAATGTGCTTTGGAGTCTATAACTGAAATGGCATGGGGTGGTTTTAGACCTAGTAATGTAGACCTATTTTCTGGCTATCTAGCAGAATGTCATTATCTTGATGGTGTTACCGCAGTTCAAACAGACTTTGGTGAATACGATGACAGTGGTATATGGAAGCCTAAAGCCTATGCAGGTTCTTATGGCGGTAATGGTTGCTATTTAAAATTTGACAATGCAGCTTCACTTGGTGCAGACTCAAGTGGAAACGGAAATAATTTCACTTTAAACAACATCGCAGCAGCCGACCAAGCAACTGACACACCTACTAATAATTTTGCTACTTGGAATATTTTAAATCGTTATTTTAGTACCACAATTAATGAAGGAGCAACTAAAGTTACTAATAGTGATGTAGCTAACTGGAGAAGTTATGTGTCTACAATAGCTGTTTCATCAGGAAAATGGTATGCAGAATTTGAAGCAGGTGGAACTTCATTTATAGGAGTGGGTGATGTTGCAGAAATTACTGGAACTAAATCATATACTCAATATTTAGGACAAATACCTGCTTCAATAGGATATTATTCAGTAGGACTTCTTTTTTATAGCGGAGCATCACAAAGTGGAAGTTTTGCAGGATTTGGCGATGGTGATGTAATTAGTTGTGCGTTAGACAAAGATAATGGTTTTGTTTACTGGGCAAAAAATGGAGTTTGGCAAAACTCAGGTGTTCCAACAAGCGGTGCAACTGGAACTGGTGGAGTAGCTCTTACTTCAGGAAATTCAGGATATGCAGCATCAGACCAATATATTATTGGCTATTCACCTCTTGTAGCAAATAGTCCTGGTTTTGCTAATTATGGAGGTTTTACAGCAAGTACAATTTCAAGTGCAGCAACAGATGCTAATGGCTATGGAACTTTTGAATACGCACCCCCATCAGGCTATTACGCCTTATGCACTAAAAACTTAGCGGAGTACGGATAATATGGCTTATACAAATATAGACGACCCATCAGCACATTTTCAGACTTTGTTATGGACTGGTAATGATGTTGATGGTAGAGCATTAACAAACGATGGTAATAGTGATTTACAGCCTGATTTAGTTTGGTTGAAAAATAGAAATGCTGGATACCCTCACTTTTTACAAGATTCCTCACGAGGAACTTCAGTATATTTATCTTCAAGTACAACTACAGGAGATACAACTTGGACAAACTTGGTAGAGTCTTTTGACACCAATGGTTTTACTGTTGGAGATGATGGCTCACAAGTACCCAACCATATTGGAAATACTTTTGTTGGATGGCAATGGAAAGCCAATGGTGGTACGACCTCAAGCAATACTGCTGGTGGTACAACAACTACAGTTCAAGCCAATCAAGATGCTGGATTTAGTATTGTTACTTGGACTGGTAATGGTACAACCACAACATTAGGACATGGTTTAGGCGTTAGACCTGATGTTATCATTCAAAAAGCTAGAGGAACTACTAGTAATTGGAATGTTTATCATAAAAATGCAACCAACGGACAGCAACCTTACAATGTTATAACTAATTTAAACTTAAATGATGCTACAGGTATTGCATCTAATACTTGGGGAACAGTAGATACTGATATAACTTCAAGTGTTTTTTATTTGAAATATTGGATTAATTATAATACTACAAATCTAGCTTATTGCTTCGCAGAGAAACAAGGCTACAGTAAGTTTGGCAGTTATGTCGGTAATGGGAGTGCAGATGGTACTTTTGTTTATACAGGGTTTAAACCTGCTTGGGTTATGACTAAAGAAATTGCCGCAGCAGGTGCTTGGGTTATGTATGACAACAAACGAAGCACAACTGCTAATCCACAAGATAAATATTTTTCAGCAAACACGTCTGATGCAGAAGCAACATTTACACAATACGATTTTGTTTCTAATGGTTTTAAATTTAGAACTGGAGGCTCAGAAAATGGCTCTGCTGAACATATTTACATGGCATTTGCAGAAAATCCATTCGTAACATCAACAGGTGTACCAGCGTGTGCACGATAAAAATAGGAGAAAAATATGTGGGCGTTAGTAGAAAATAATGCAGTAACAAGGGTCTATACAAGACCTGTAAATTTAGAAATAGAATCGGGAAATTATCCGAGAAGTATTTTTACAACTTATACAACTGAACAGCTTGAAGCTATTGGTATCTATGAAGTTGTTATTGACAATACAAATTATCAGGATGAAAAATTTTATATTAATACTAATCAGAGTTTTGATTTTGTTGACGGAGTAGTTACTGCAAGTTATGGAGTTGCAACACCTAAAGTTTTAGATAATATATTGTACACAGCACAGGATGAAACCGATGGTTTGGGTATAGAAGGTAATATTAAACAATACGGTTTACGACAACATTATATAAATAGTATAAATATAACCGCTGGAAACATTTTACAACCTACCGATTGGATGGTTATAAGAGAAGCCGAAGGTGGTACAGCAGTGCCAAGTGAAATAACAACGCAACGAGCAGCAGTAAGAACAAAGGCAAATGAAATGTGTACAGCAATTGAAAATGCAGCAAATCTTGATGCTTTGATAACTTTATTAACATATGTGAACACGGGAACAATGGAAAATCCAGTAACGGCAAGACCACTTGGAGAATTACCAGAGGTAAACAGTTAGGTGTATCGTGTCTATGGAACAAGAACCAAAAATAGAGATACATCAACATCAAAATAAAACTTGGTATAACTTAGCCGAGGGTTTTGATAAGTGGCGAGTCTTTCCTAGATTACTCATTACTTTATATGGTTTCGCTTTCTATAGAACCACCGAATGGTTTATGACCTTACCTGATCCAACCAATGCACAATCAGCGTTTGTTTCTGTCATTGTGGGTGCAGGTGCAGCTTGGTTTGGTTTGTATGTTGGCGGTTCACCTAAAAGATAATGACCGAAGCAAAAGTCAATGATAGGACTACTTTTAATATCTCTATTAGTTATTTAGTACAAATTATTATTGCTATCGCTGCTTTTGTTTATGGTTATGCCTCTATTAGTGAACACATAGAAAAGAATGACACAGAAATAAAAAATTTAAGAGCCAATCAAAACAATTATATTTTTCCTGATATTAGACTGTTAGAACAAAAAGTAATAATCTTGGAAAAAGAAGTATTGGTTTTACAAAAAGAAATAGAGTTTTATAAAAAAGAATTACAAAAACAACCAACAGGTAAATAAATGATAGACAAACTTATAGAACCCGTCACTCACATACTTGATAAATTTGTTGCAGATAAAGATTTAAAAGCTAAGTTAGATCACGAAATCAAAACACAGTTTCATAAGATTGATCTTGCCCAAATAGAAGTTAATAAAGTAGAGGCATCACATAGATCTATTTTTGTGGCTGGTTGGAGACCTTGTTGTGGCTGGATATGTGCTGTTGCACTTGGTTATCACTTTGTTTTGCAACCCATTATCTTATTTGTTTTATCTTTGTATGACTTGCAATATCAACTACCAGAGTTTGATATGGGTGCATTGTTGTATGTCTTGGGCGGTATGTTAGGTCTTGGTGGGTTAAGAAGTTATGAAAAGTCAAAAGGTTTAACTAAATAACCGTTTGTGCTATTATTCAAAAACATTAAAAATTAAGGAGTAATTTATGTCTGATAATGAAATAAAAACTGTTAACTTTGATGGTAAAGAATATGCTATTAAAGATCTAACTCCAAGAACCTTAGATGGTTTTAACATGTTGGTTAAATTACAACAAAAAATTGCAAGTATTTCTTATGACTTGCGTGTAAACCAAGCCGCACAAAAACAAATCTCTGAAGACCTTAAATTGGCTTTAGAAGAAGATGAAATTAAACATGTGGAGAACGAAGAAAAATAACTGGAAATACTTTACCCATGATGAATTAAAGTGTAAACATACAGGTTTATGCGAAATGGATGATGACTTCATGCGTAAACTTGATACAATAAGAGAAGAGGTAGGGGTACCTTTTATTATCAGTAGTGGATATAGGGATAAGACCCATCCTATAGAAGCTAAAAAATCTAAGCCAGGAGCTCATTCATCGGGCAAGGCAGTAGACATACTTATACGAGGAAAGGACGCCTTAAAACTCATTGAGGTAGCCCTTAAACACGGTATAACGGGTCTAGGTGTAAAACAACATGGTGATAGCAGATTTATTCATCTCGACACGCTCGAAGAAGAACCCATGCGTCCGCGCCCACATATATGGAGTTACAAGTGAATGACGACGTATCAAATAGGTTAGATAAACTAGATAGTAAAATAGATAAACTTTCTGAAGCAATAGTAGCTATTGCTCGAATAGAGGAACGGGTAACTACGGTGTTAAAACAAAACGACAGATTTATTTTAAGAATGGACCGCTTAGAAGATAGAGTAGAAATTGTTGAACAAAAAGCCATAGTAAATACAAAGGGGGTTAGCATGTTTGAAAGAGCGTTTTGGATTATCTTCGCAGGAATCGTTAGCATAATCGTGTATACTTTCAAATGATATGGCGTATTTTAAACTCATCACGTTTGGCGGACTTGCTCCTCAAGTCTCACCTAGATTATTAAAAGATAACTTAGCTCAAACAGCTATTGATGTAAACTTAGACAGCGGCAGGCTTGTCCCTATTACTCAAGATTCACAAACACTTGTATTAAGTAATTCAAGTAGAACCAGTATATTTAAATACACAGACTCACCCGAAAGGTGGTTACAGTTTGACGAGGACGTGGATGTAGTTCCAGGTCCCATAGCTGGCGATACAAATAATACAGTCTATTGGACAGGACAGTCTTACCCACGTATGGGTAGAAGTGATGTTGTTGTTGGGTCTGAACCTTTTCCTAGTAATTTTTACAGATTGGGTATACCCGCACCTACAGCAGCACCGACCGTCGCCCTTGAAGCGCCAACCAGTTACGATGCTACGATAACTGCGTCGCTTGGTGTTTCTACACTTACGATTACTACAGCAAGTGCTCATGGAGCTTCAGTAGGAGAATATGTAAAACTAGCTAATTTTAGTGATGTGAATGGTATACCGGCTGCAGATATAAATTTAGATCATAAAATTGTATCTGTACCTAGTGCAACAACCCTAACAATTGAAGTAAATAGTGCAACTACTTCGTCAGGTACATCTAGTTCTGTTACCGATGGCGCAACATTTAATGATGAATCAAGCGCTTTAATTGATTTTAGTACTTCTTATGTGTATACATTTGTTAGTGTCTACGGAGAAGAGGGGCCTCCTTCTGCTGCATCAACTGTTATAACCACGGATGATAATAGAAGTGTGACAATATCGGGCCTTGAAACAAGTACCTCGGGCACCGGTCGAACAAACACTAATCTTCTTAAAAAACGTATATACAGATCTAATACTGGCTCTAATACAACCGCTTTTCAGTTTGTTGGCGAAGTTACTTTAGCAACTACATCTTTTACAGATACCTCTGCAAACTCTGATTTAGCTGAAATTATTCCTTCTACTTATTGGATTGGCCCACCAAACGAAGATACTAGTTTATACCCCGACGGCCCTATGAAAGGGTTAGTTGCAATGCCTAATGGAGTGTTTGCTGGTTTTACTGGGAAACGCGTTTGTTTTTCAGAACCTTTCTTACCTCACGCTTGGCCTGCAGCCTATCGTATAACTCTTGAAGAAGAAGTTGTAGCTATAGCTGTTACAAGTAATGGTTTAATTGTTGGCACAAAAGGTACGCCTTATTTAATTGCGGGCACCGATCCACAAGCTATGAGTGCTATACGTATTGAAGCAGCACAAGCTTGTCTAAGTAAAAACTCTATGGTGGACATGGGTGAATATGTTATGTACGCCGGTCCAGATGGGTTAGTCGCAGTATCAGGAGCTGAAGTTAAAATTTTAACCGAAGGTTTAATTAACCCAAAACAATGGGGTTCAAGCTACTACCCTGCAACCATAAAAGGTTTTTTATGGGAAGGCCGGTATGTTGGTTTTTATTATACCGGTTCTGCTTATGCTGGATTTATTTTTGATCCTAGAGGCGGCGATTCTACTTTTACAGAATTAAGTGAGTCTAATGAAGTACCAGGAGGCTTTACTGATCCTGATGATAATGAACTTTATATTATTATTGATGATGATATTAAGAAATTCCAAGGCAGCACAACCAACGATACTTTTACTTGGAAATCGAAAGAGTTTGTAACTGCAAAGCCAACTAGTATGGGTTTTGCTAAGGTAGATGCAGAAGCGTTTCCTGTAACACTTAAAGTTTATGGAGATGGCTCTGTAATATACGACGCCACCATCAGCACATCTGGCAGTGTTTATTCAGTTACAGGTACAACACCTAGCTTTAGTGCTACTACTATATATGAACCAATAGTTAGACTCCCAGCAAGTGTACATCGTACTTTTGCTATAGAAGTATCCTCAGCACAAACAGTTAATGAGATTTGTATAGGTGAGTCTATAGACGAACTAAGGGCTATTTAATGGCTACCACTGGTACTAAACTACCGGGGCTAAAACCAATCCCCGCTAAAGTAGACAAAGAACTTGCGGGTTCTTTAAAAGCCATGCAAGAAGCTCTTGCTATAAGATTAGGACAACTTGGCGACCCAATAGACAGAGCAGTAACTTTACGAGAACTAATTGATAGTGGTCTTGCTGTAAAACTAAAAGATAATCCTTTTGATCCAAACGCAGGCTTAGGACCAATCGATTTTGGTCCCCCTAATGCTGGACCGGGAGATTTATCTATACCCCCCGCTCCGGTATCTTTAACAGCAGAAGGGGTTTTTACTCAAATTATATTAGATTGGAATGGTACAAGTGCTAGTGCTCCGTACGGTAATCATGCTTACACAGAAATATGGCGCTCAAGAGATAATAATTTAGCTGGCGCTACACTAAGAGCTACAACAACTGCTTTTATTTATACCGATGAAGTAGGCTATGCAGAAACTTTTTATTATTGGGTGCGCTATGTAAGCACATCTGATGTAAAAGGCCCTTTTAATAATACCAATGGTGTAGAAGCAACAACATTACCAGATATAGCGGCTGTTATGGAGGAGCTTTCTGAAGACCTGTCTAGTTTGCCGGGATATCAAACATTAATAGCTGACGAGTTTAGTGATATAGCTTCAGACCTAACCACTTTAGATTCTGCCATAACCTCAATTAATTCCAGTGTAAGCAACTTATCAACAGCAACAACAAGAGTAATACGATCTACCTCTGCCCCAACACAAAGAGACGATGCTTCAAGCTTGCAGGGCAGCGATGTTTGGATTGATACAGATGATAATAATCAAGTTTATGTAAGAAATGCTGGTAACACCGGGTGGGTAAAATCAAGGGATTCTAGTTTAGTAACGCTTGTTGGAACATCTAGTTTTACAGGAAGTGATTTATCTTCAGCCATGGCTTCTGCTCAGTCTGACATTATTACAGCAACAAGTACGAACAACTCTCAGGCAACCGCAATTACAAATTTACAAAGCGACCTTAGCACAGCGGAAAGCGATATCACTACTAACGCTTCAGCTATATCAAGCCTAGGCACGAGGGTTACAACTGCTGAGGGAAATATCACAAGCATAACCTCAGATGTTACAACCTTACAAAGCGATCTTACTACAGCACAGGGTGACATAACCACTAACGCCTCAGCTATTTCTGGGTTGCAGACCCAAATCACATCTAATGATGGCGACATCACAACTATTACTTCTGATGTAACAGCATTAGAGTCTACCCTAACGGGTTATAGTGCTAGCTCTACAGTAGCATCTGCTATATCAGGATTGCAGACTCAGATAACAGCAAATGATGGTGACATAACGACACTCACTTCTGATGTAACAGCATTAGAGTCTACCCTAACGGGTTATAGTGCTAGCTCTACTGTGGCTTCCGCTATCTCTGGATTACAAACTCAGATCACAGCAAACGATGGTGATATCACTTCTTTAAGCAGCTCTGTAACAAGCCTAACAAGTGATTTGTCTACAGCTGAGGGAGATATAACTAGCAATGCTAGTGCGATATCTTCTTTGCAAACAACAGTGACATCTCAGGGTAACAGCATTAGCTCAAACGCTAGTGCAATCACCTCATTACAAAGCACCACAGGAAGCAACAGTGCAAGCATTACCACATTACAAACAGCAACGACAAACTTACAGAACGACGCCAATGCCGCTTATGTACTAAAAGTAGAGGCAAATGGTTCTGTGTCTGGAATGGTGCTAGAGGCAAACGCCTCGGGTGCAGGAACAGGATCGGCTGTTCAATTTACCTCAGATAAGTTTGCTATTTGGAATGGGTCCTCTGGTACCGCCCCCTTTATTGTAAGTGGGGGCACTGTTTTTATTGATAATGCACGGATCCAAAACGGAGCCATAACAAATGCCAAGATTGGTAACCTAGCTGTAGAAGAAGGTAAAATAGCAAACCTTGCTGTAACAAACGGAAAGATTGGTAATTTAGCTGTCACAGAAGGAAAAATTCAAAATTTAGCTGTAACTAACGCAAAAATAGCCGATGCAACTATTCAAGACGCAAAGATAGCTAACTTAAATGCCAATAAGATAACCGCAGGTTTTATTAGTGCAGATAGAATTGATTCAAACTCTATTACTGCTGACAAAATTAATACAGCTAATTTAGTTTTGCCTGCATCTGGTGTAGCATTAACAACAGTAGGACCTTGGGCTACGAATACTTTTTCATATCAATTAGTTGGCAGTGTAGGTTCAGGGGCAGGGTTTTATCACGGTTATGTAAGACTAGTAGGTAGCACCAACCATGTAAAAACAGTAAGCCTAGTTTATTTTGATGCACAAACCTCTGCAATAGTTTACAACAGCGGCACCACAGATAAGTTGCCGGGACATGTAGATAGATTTTTCTCAAGCTCTGATTCTGCCAATATTCCACAAGCCTTTGTATATTCAGGAAGCAACACTATAAATTTATTTATTCTTGCACAAGGGGATTCTGGGCCTGACTATCTACAAGCGGAAGCAAGATTTTATAAATATAGCGTCTAATGGAGGACAAGAATGAGTGAATGGGTAATGCGAGATTATACTTACACATATGACCTTGTATCATATAAAGTAGAGGAAGAAGGAGACTTGGCTGACATAATTACTGAGGTACATTTTAATGTTACTGCCACAGACACTTCTTTAAATTCCGTTACTTTTCCGTGGGCTTTTACATTTTGTAAATTTACAACATCTGGTACTTGCCCTTTAACAGGCAAAACTATTAACTTTACACCACTTGAAGAGCTTACAGACGCAAAAATTATTGGGTGGATTAAATCAGCCTTTGCTTATCAAGATAGAGACATAATGCTGAACCATTATGCGGCACAATTATTAGAAGGCAGAACTCCTGATAACCCAGAGCCGCTGCCTGATACCTCAGATCCAACAGATGTAGCCAACTAAATCATAATAAGGTAAGATAAAACCATGAAGAATACAGGCATAAACAAACCTCTTGACCACCAAGAGCCCCACACATATAAAGATCTTTGCAGCTGTTCTTACTCAACAGTAAAGGATCATGATGGGACTATTCCTGGGGTAAAAGAATCTGAAAAACCATTTTTTGATCTTTGGAGAAAAGATAAGGAGTAATTATGTATAACTATGGCAAAAATAAACCTAGTAAAAAGAAATCTATGACTAAAAAACCTAAGTCAATGAAAATGTCTTACGGCAAAAAGAAAAAGAAGTAGGTAAGTATGGATAAGCTAGGAGTGCTTTGCACACAAAAGGAAGTGCTGCACGGTCAACGTGCACAAATAACTTTAGATTTAGAGGTTTTATTAAATAACCCAACTAGTATTCCTGAGCATACAGCTTTTAGTATTGAACTAGATAAGCTCATAGGACAACTAGCAGAGGTTAATGATAAGATAAAGATTATTGATTTTTTAATATCAACATCGGAGAAATCAAATGGCTAATGAAAAATATATGCAAGCAGCAAAAGCTCGCAAAAATAAAAGAAAGAAAAGCACAATGAAATTTCCTGATTTAAATAAAGACGGAAAAATAACTTATGCTGATGTTCTTATGGGCCGCGGCGTAAAAGGTAAATAAATAATGAGATATAAACCAGAAGGCAAAGAAGAGTCTAATGAACATTTAGGCAAGGTAAAAAGCATTAAAATTGAGCATAATTCACCTAATCAAAGTTCAACAGAAGGTTTTGATCTTATGAGTCCAGAAGAAGTTTCAGAGTATTTTGACAATATACCCATGGATAAAAAGAAAGAGGAGAAAAAATAATGGGTACACGAGTTCCGAAGGGCAAGGGCACACCTGGAAAAGTAAAAACAGTAGATGAAGTTTATGATGTTATTGATCATCAATTAAAACCCTATGAACCAAAATTAATAAATGCAGCGGGAATATCTGATAAGATTATTAGAAAAATGATGGGAGTAAACCCAAAAACACCATCGCCTGAACAGGGTAAAACTTATATTAAAAAGAAAAATGGCAAAAACTAAAACTAGACCCCTTCAAAAAGTTGTAAAGAAAAGTATTACTAAACGACAAGAAGCTGCTTTAAAAAGACACAGCAAACACCACAATGCAAAACATATGGCTTTTATGAAAAGACGTATGCTCATGGGAGACACCATGCGCGAAGCACACAAAAAGGCCATGGATAAAACTGGTAAGTAGTGGCTACTAAAAGAAACTATCGTAAAGAGTACGATAACTACCATTCAAAAGAAACACAAAAAAAACGCAGAGCTGGACGCAACAAGTCTAGGCGTATTATGGTGAGCTTAGGTAAAGCTAAAAAAGGCGACGGTAAAGATGTAGCACATAAAGATAACAATCCTTTAAATGCTAAAGTAAAGAATATTAGAATGGAATCGAAAAAATCTAATAGATCTTTTAAACGCACAAAAACATCCCGCAGGAAGAGAAGTTGAACATCATTTGGTATACTATAATAATAGCCTTATTGATTATGGCAGGAGTTTTTTATATGGAATACATTGAAAAGTTTTTTAAAAAAATGAAAAAAAGTTATGCAAAACTTTTTAAATGGGGATTAACACCCAATAAACCACAAGCGCCAAAGAAAAGAGGGCGCCCAAGAAAGAACAAATAATGCCAAGAAAACCAGTAAAAAAGAAAACTAGTAGTAGAAAGGGGGCAACTCCCACCAATCCAAGCTTATATGCTAGAGTAAAGTCAGAAGCTAAACGTAAGTTTAAAGTTTGGCCTTCAGCATATGCTTCAGGTTGGTTGACTAAGACTTACAAACAAAGAGGTGGGGGCTACAGATAGTGGCTAAACCAACGGGTGGACTCACTAAATGGTTTAATGAAGAGTGGGTTGATATAGGCAGAAAGAAAAAAGGTGGCGGGTATGCGCCTTGTGGAAGAAAAAAAGCTTCTACTAAAAGTAAAGGATATCCAAAATGTGTACCTAAAGCTAAAGCTGCGCGTATGACAGAGGCACAAAAAAAGAGTGCGGTAAAACGTAAACGAGCTAAAGCTCAAGGTGTAGGCGGTAAACCAACAAGAGTAAGTACTTATGGCAGAAAAAAGAAAAAAAGATCCTAGATTAGCAAGAGCGGGCGTTAGTGGTTATAACAAACCAAAACGTACCCCCAGTCACCCAAAAAAATCACATGTTGTAGTAGCTAAAGAAGGCAGCAAAATTAAAACAATTCGATTTGGTGAGCAAGGAGCTAAGACTGCTGGCAAACCAAAAGCGGGTGAATCAGAACGTATGAAAAAGAAAAGGGCTTCTTTTAAAGCTAGACATAGAAGAAACATTTCTAGAGGCAAAATGTCAGCTGCTTACTGGGCAGACAAAGTTAAATGGTAGTCAAAAAGAAAAAAGACAAAAAGTGGATTCAAAAAGCTATTAAAAAACCTGGGGCTTTTAGTGCCCAAGCAAAGAAAGAAAAGATGTCTGTTTCTAAATTTGCAGACAAAGTATTAAAAAAAGGTAGTAAATACTCAGAAACTACTAAAAAACGTGCCAGATTGGCAAAAACCCTCAAAAAAATCAGATCTAAGAAAAAATGACCTCGTGAGAACGTGCTGGTTGCATTTTCTTAAGGTAGTTAATGTAATAAGTATCGTAAGAGCTAAAATGCAGTGACGGGCTTCTCAGAGCGTGTAACGCGGTTTTGCTGTTTTAGTTGTCTTATATTGTAGTTTTCACCCGCATTTCGTAAATTTATGAGTTTTTTCTCAAGTTTTGAGTAAGTTCCCCATTCTTTTAGCTCAGTTGCGGTTCTTCCACAGCCTTTGCAACGTTCATCACCCCATTGGGTTACAGAACAAACTCCAATACAAGGACAATCTGCAAGACTTGCACAACAACCAATTGCTTTTGTTAATCTAGTAAACCCTGTTTCTTCAGTCATTGTTTTTTTTCTACAACTTTTATTAGACGCTGTAGATACCACTCTGCTTTTCGCAAGTCCTGTTCTTGGTTTTTTTGTTCATACCGCCAAAGATATTTCATTACATTACCTTTACAGTACGCAGCAAATTGATCATCTGTCATACTTGCTTGTATTGCACTTATGCACTCTATACCACCTTGGTTATAGTGTGCAGGTTTGTTTACTGGGTCAAATTCCATTTAATCCTCCTTATTATGTAAACATATGTTGCTTATTTTGTCTATAAATTGCTCAATTGGCAAGGCACACTTGAGAAACTCGTCTAAAGTAAAAAATTCTTTTTGGAAGTCTTGGCTTACAATACAAAGATCCGGGGCCCCTAAAATGTAATACACAGGCATGTTGTAGTCATACTGTCTTTGTAACCAGATTCTTTGTTGTGGCGAAAGATCAACTTTTATTTTTGACGTGCCACGTTTGGGAAGTTGTTGTATATATTTGTATTCAAAAAAAGCAAACCCTGCTGGGCCTGAATAAAAAGTGTCGGGTACACCGCCATGATATGGATCATTGATTTTCCACTTATAAATTTCTTTAGGAAGTTTCTTGTGGATTTTGTTGATGAAGTCCTTTTCTTTCAAACTTTATTTCTCGCTCTCGCATAAGAAGCTGTAAATCATGCCAACGATAAAACGTTTTATTTACATGATCCCAGAACCAACCTTTATGTGCAGTAGAACATTTGCAGGCATGCTTGGGTTTATTACATTTATTACAATCTAACATTAAATACATCCTAAACTTAGTATACACGGCGCGACAGTATATGTCGCACCATGTAAGCAAAATAATTACTTAGATACGCTATCAAATACTTTTTTAGCGTTTTCGTAATCGTCATCAGTAACCCAACCAACATTTTCTACGGCAATGTTATAAAACTTTTGCCCTGCACGGTTTTGGGTTTGTGAAGAAGACATCTTCCATAGAGAAGAAAATCTATCTCCACCTAAACGGGCGACTTGCGTGTTCCATTCTCTTGAGACTCTTAGCTTCGATGAAGCACAGTCAAAGATAAATGGTGTATCAAGTGCACCTGTTTTTGCATCTTTTTTAATTAAAAGATGAGATTGAGTCTGAGTGATGTCAAAATCATCAGGATTCAATCCTTGTGCAGTTAGAGAATCAATGGCATCTTTTTCAGTACTGTATGTACCTGCTAAGCCCCCACCTTTTTCTCGTTTTTTCCAAGCGACAAACTCTTCGGTGAATTTTACGTTAATAACGTAAATTTCTTTTCCGTAGTTTTCTCTTGTTATGGTGTTGATAAAGTCACCTGGTTTGCTTCCCTCAATGTGTTCACTGTGGTTTTCATCAACTTCATTAGATAACTGTTGAAGTTGTTTAACCCTAGGGGTTTGCAAGTGATCTGCAGTAACGTTTTCGTTACCAAGACCACCACCAGCCTGCACGTGTGCAGGTACCTTATCGCTTACTAATGCAATATCACTCATAGTACGTACTCCTTGTTTCGTTGATATTGTTAATATTACTTTGACCTGAAATTAATTCGGGTCAACTCCGTTGATGTTACGCCTGGCAAATCCATGCCGAGTTGTAACAATTCCCTATAAGCAGTTGCTGACATACGTTTTTGCAGCAGCTCGAACTGTTTTGTATCGAGTATGTGCTGGTAAACAAAATCCCAGTTTTCTACCGTTGGGACCGTTTCTGTTTTAATAGAAACGGTACACGTATCATTCCCCACTCGATCAATCCCTTGATTCTTTAGTGTGGTTGCGATTTGTGTTTCTAATTCTAATTTTCTAGATTTAAGAATTTTTTCTTGTTCTAGCAAATTAGCTAATTGGGTTCGCGTATCCGCGAGATCATTTAACATGTCATCCATGTTTCGTGTTTCGTCGTTCAATGTATAGTCTCCGTACTGTTTGCGGGTGTTGCAAGAAACACTCCGTCTGTTAATGTAATGGCTTCCTTGCCAGCCTGTAAAACTAATTCTTCTAAATTATCTTGATCTATATCTCCACGTAAAACTAAAAGTTCTGATATAGCAAATACTAAAGCTGCTGCAATAACATCAGCTGGACGTTTTTTTAATTCTTCTACAGTTTCCATAATTTCTATACTAAGTTGTAGTTTGTGTTTTTCCATTTTGTAGCCCTGTTAATATATGAAGAAGGTTTTCCATTTTACCTAGCTTACCATTTAATTTTGCATATACATCTTCTTCCCAGGTTTTATGGGCTGCAATAAGTATTGTTTCAGTTTTTTGTGTTTGACTTGCTCTATGAATACGTCGATTGAATTGTTGAAAATGTTCTGCGTTGTATGTAGGAGAACACCAAATTGCTGTGGTAGCTTTTGTAAGAGTAAGTCCATGACCTGCAGATTGTGGATGACAAAACAATACACGTATTTGGCCTGCTTGAAAGCGTTGTACAATACCAATACGTTTTTCAGCAGGAACACTACCATCAATAATTTCATAAGATAACTTTTCTTTTTCTGCTTGTTCTATAAGCGCATCTCTTTCATGTTTCCAATTAAACGCTACGATACAATGTTTGCGTTCTTTAATAAGATCAATGACTAGGTTGTAACGTTCTTGGTGAATGTATTGAACTCGACCTTTTTCATCATACACACCGCCTGAGATGAGTTGTAATAACTTTTTAACTCGGGCTCCTGCGTGTACAGCATTAATCGTACCTGCTTGTGTATACAAAACACTCTCTTCTGCGAATGTTTTGTACATTTGTTGAACTTGAGGAGATAAGTGTGTACGTACAGTTCGTACGATGTTTGGGGGAAGATCTACACAGTCTTCTAGTTTGTAACGAATTGTAATATCGCTAAGTTGTTTTGCTATAGCTTCTTCGATGCCTGGCTTGTCAACCCATTCATTAGCAAAGCCATTAAATTTAGGAGTGCATACTTGGTTGCGGTAAGCAAAAAAGCGTTCGCCTAAATGCTTACCGTCATCAACAAGTAATACAGGATGCCAGAGATCTAGAATAGAATTACTATTAGGAGTACCAGACATGGCAATCCTATAATCAAACTGGTTGATAATTTGTTTGAGATTTTTTGAGCGTTTTGACTCTCGATTTTTAAAAGCGGTAAATTCATCAATAACGATTTTAGTAAAGCCGCTAAGGAGATTTTTATCTTTGTGTAAAAAATTGACAGCTTCAAAGTTAGTAATGACCATTTCGTGGGAAGGGTCTGAAAATATTTTTTTACGGTTTTTAGCATATGCTACTCCATATTTAATAGTTGGTTGAAACTTTAATATATCTTCAACCCAAGCTGCTTCAAGTATAGATAAAGGTGCAAGTACAAGAGTGCGGCCTGGTATTTTTGTAATAGCGTCAAGCACAGCTCTTGTTTTACCAGTACCAGGATCTGATGTAATAAGACAGCGGGGGTTGGATAAAATAAAGTTGGTTGTTTTTGTTTGATGCTCGTAAGCAGGAATATCTTCCATGTTTCGTTCCTCATTGTTATTCGTTCGTTGTTAAGTATTTATTATACTTATTTTATTCCCCATTCGCAAATAGGGTATTCACCCTTACCATACGAACACCACTTGCAATTATAATTGCTGGGGTTTGGTGGAAATTTTGTAGCAGTAGTCATAGCTATTGCGCGTTCATGTAATGTTGGCATAAACATCATAGCTTCATCTCTTGTATATGTTTGTTCCATTATTGTTCCATGATCTAAATACCATATTTCTGTATTAGCGCTTTGTAATTCTGGGTAACGCATAAAACTTCCTATGGCGTAAGTTAAAGCTTGCTGTGAATGGCTTATTTCATTACCAAATTGTTTACCTGTTTTGTAATCAATGACTCGCGCTGAAGTTTCTGTTTCATGGACGATAGCGTCTAGTTTAACTCTACCCCATACTTCAGGAGCCATCCAACCACAAGGTTCCCAATCAATTGTAAAACCCCATTCTCCTTCAAGCTCAACTTTTGCATCTGCAAAAAGAGTTTTGAGCTTTTCAAATTGTGGTTCAAATTTTTTAAGGGAATCTGGAAACTCAGCAAGTTCTCCTTTTACATAATCTTCAGCTTGTAAATGTATTTCTGTACCGCGTGCAGCAGCAGGTCCAAAATCTTCTTGTACTTTTTTTACTTTAGCGATGTAGGATTTGTAAGAACAGGCTTCGTATGTTTTTAAAGCCGAATGAGACCATGCAGGTATCAAGCCCAGTTCCTTGGGTTTGTCCAATTCTGTTACAGTTATCAGATCTGGACGCTTGTTTTGTACAAGCTCACTCATTGAATAATATTAACTCTCTTTAATTAACTTTAAATCATTCTCTTCAAAATGATTATCTATTATGTCTTCTCGTATAGTATTAGCTAATTTCCAAGTTAATACAACCCCTCGCACCGTTTTACTTTGTATGCGCTTGACAGATGTACTTATATTAAGTCTAGACATTGCTTTCGTAAAATCTCGTTGTGAGAGTTTATTACGGCTATCTGTAAGAATATCGTAAACTAATTTAAAGTGAGACATAGGTATACACATGTCTTGTCCTACGCGTGCAACCCAGTCTTTAACATAACGTTGAGTTGTACTTATACCACCAGCGTCAAAAGTATTTGTAAGTGGTATTTCTAATATATCAATAAAGTATTCAAGATTACGTTGTCTAATTGCAAATGCAAATTCTTCAAGCACTGACATTGAAATTTCTTTCATTTGTGTTTTAGCTTCGTTTTCTAAAGCTGTGTGTGCCATGCGTTGGTCTACTTTAAATTTATCTAATACGCCTGCTAGGGTGTACAGTTCAGTTTCCAGCTGCGCCATGTTTGTAAGTAACTCAGGGTAAGCTTGTTCTAACTTTACTTCTTGGCGTGGGCCCACGTTGTAACGACGATCACCATCTTCTATTTTTACTGCGTCGCCTCTGTTAGTTAAAAATAAGAAATTACAAAAACTTGGCAGCTCAATTTGGTTTGTACGCATTGCACGAATTGTAAGATTAGGTTCTGTAATTTGATGTTTTAATTTATCAGCCATTTTGCCAACAGAACCTGAGTCTGCCATTCTAAATTCATCAACTACAAGAAAGAGGGCTGTTCTCATGTACAAATTAAATTGTTCTTCTATATTTTCTAAAGCTCGCATTGGTACTTGTTGTTCACCAAACAGGGGCTTAAGTACTTTGTGAACTAACAACCCTTTACCAGTACCTGGTACACCTGTAAAAATCCAGGCTGTCATTGTCTTTCTTTTGTTTTGATAAATATATGCAAGCCAATTAACAAAGTGTTCAAACTCTGTTTTACCTGAGCCAAGAACATGGGACAACAACTTCGCAGTAAAAGGAGCGGAGCTATGAAGTTTATGTGCTGTCCCATATTCTAATTCAGGTGCATCTTCCGATGCGTTTAACATGTAAGGAGTTTTTCTATATAAATTTACATAGTAAGGTGCTTCTTCTAATTGAATACCTTTATTAACAGACGGATCAAATACAACCCTAGCGTCAGGAATGTAATCCAAGGGAGGACGACTATGAGAACGCATAAAATCTTCAATCGATTGCTTATTTGTTGGAGTAAGGGGGTATTCGTCTGTGAATTGTTCAATTGTTTCATCATAAATTCCGTTGTAATAAGTGTCAGTGTAAAAATCTCTTAGAGCAATAGGTCTTAACTTTTTATCCTGATCTATTTTGTCTGCAAATATTTCAAAGATATTTTTATAAAAGTCTGGATCTGCTTTTTGTATTTCCCAAATGGGTTCACCTTTAAAGTTATACATGTAATGCGGGCTTGTTAATAAAAAATAATATCCAGCACTGTCACCGCCATTAACATTACAATTAACATAAGGTTCTGCAACCCTGCTTACTTCGATTGTCATCTTATCAGGGTTTTGTAATACTTCTTGTGGTTCTCCAGCAATAGTAATTGTGCTGGTTTTAGTTGCTTTCTTAGGTAAGTTAAGTTGTTTTCTTAAGTTATCTTTTATTTGTACACCTAAGTTGTGTACGCGTTCAGGGTTAACTGAAAACAATAAAGTAGAAAGATCTAAGGTTGACGAACCACGGTTGACCAATACAAAACGTGAGCCTTGTATTGGGTCTTTTACACCCTCTACAAAAGTAGGGGGTGCAATATAAATAATTTTAGAATTGTCAGCTACGCCTGGATCAAGTTTGTAAGATAAACTTTGACCGTTTGCAGACAAAGTTAAACGCTCTGCTAAAAATTGTGTTTCATAATTTAATAATTTAAGTGCTTCTTTTAATACTTTAGGGTGTATAGCATTTTCTAATATAAAAAAGATATGTAATGAAACAGATTCTTTTTTGTACCCTAATGAAGCGCTGGCTTGAGCAATGTATGTTACATCGTGAAATTCAGGAGGTAACTGTTGTACAAGTTGTTCAGATAAATTCTCTAAGTCTTGTGTATTTAATTCAGATTTTTTTGGTAGTGGTAATTGAATGTTATCAAAATCAAGAACAAGTAAATGGGTTGACGCTACACGGTCAGTCATCAACGCTCGAGGTTCGTTGTTTAGCTCACGTTTGAGGGGCCCTTTGTGTAAACACATACCAGCTGAGGCCGCTTTTGTAAGTTCATTTAATAACTTATCTGGATCTTTTTTAATTACTTTGTGTACTGATGTAAAGTTTTTAATCAGTGGGTAAGGTGTTACTCCTTGTTTTGATATTTTTTTTGCAAGCTTCTGCTTGGCTTTGAGGAAAACTAGCTCCATGTTTAACTCCTATGTTTTATTTTTTAAATTGTATACTTCTTCCCTGTCAATGATAACTGATGAATCTGCTTCAAAAGCAAGTTTAACTTGTTTAAGGCCTACGTGAGTGACGGTAACTTTACATAGCTGTTCGTCATCTTTTTGTAAAATAATTGAATCCCCTTTTTTCCTTGTTAAAACTAAATTTTTCATTTGTCATATTGTTGACTATGTCCTCCTTCTGCGTCAAGTGGTAAATCTGAACACCACAGAGGGGGTGTTTTCATTATATCTATAATTTTAGCAAGTGTCTCGTCTGGGTTAATATTTGATCCAATAGATATAATCTCATCATGAACTTGCAATACGACAGATACTTCAGGCATTTTGTGCACAGCTAACATCTGTTCAACAATTACGGTACGGGCTAACGCTTGTACTACATTCTCTACAAGTCGAGCTCCATAAGTTTTAACCATGGTTTTACCTGAGTTATACATGTGATTACCATTTTCATAAATAAGTCCTGGATAATACAAATGCATACCGTTTGGCAGCTCAATTGCTTTTGATTTAATAAATAAAGGTCCATAAGGAACTTTACTGTCTTTGTTAGTTACAGCCATAGTAAATAAATGATATTTAAATGCATTCCATAACTGTGGTATGTTTGGGTACATAGCTCTGTATTGACTTACAATAGACAAGGCCGTGGCTTCTGTAATATCAACAGAGGGCGTACCTACTTTAAGTGTATACTTAAATTTTTCATGACCCATACCATAACCTAGCCCTAAGATAGCTGTTTTACCAACATAACGTTCAAGTTTGTCAGCTTTAGTTACGGGTTTACCATAAATTTGAGAAGCAAATTCGCTGTACACATCACGGCCCGCAGCAAATGCGTTAAGTAAATCTTGTTGATTAGATAACCATGCAAGCATACGTGCTTCGATGTTTGATAAATCAGCAACAAATAAACGTTGACCTTCGGGAGCTGTAAGTGCTTTACGTAAGACAGATCCTCTAGGTAAGTTTTGTAAATTAAGACTGTCTGTACCACCAAAACGCCCAGTGTGTGCTGCATAATATCTAAGCGGTACTGGAAATGTACCATCAGGGTTAATGTTTTCTAAAAATCTTTGTGCACGGGTTTCTTCTAGTCGTGATTTTACAGCTTCCCTGGCGTCCCATAAGTGTTTGTATTCTGGATACATGTTTTGCATTTGTATATATGCAGAATCTGTTTTACTAAAAGCAGGGATTTGTTGTCCTGTATTAGGGCTTTTCTTTGTTGGTACAGTAATATCTAAACTTTCTAAATGTTCAGCAAACTTTTTTTGAGATGCAAGTACATCTCTTGTTACGCCAGATTTTTCAATAAGCTCTAAAGTTCTTTGTTTTGTTTCTTCTTTGTGGGTTATTAATAGTTCACTGTTTAATGTAAGTTTTGGTTCAACAAACATACGACAAGTGAGATCTATTACATCTAACTCTTCCTGAGGGTATGTTTGTATAAATTGTTGAAAGATTGCATAAGTTAAATCTACATCTTGTATACAATAGCCTCCTATTTGTTCGTCTAGCTCTGGGCTTAAATCACGTATACCTTTTGCATTAACTAATTCTTCTCCTTTACGCATAGTTTCATCGTTAGGAAATACACGTTCGGCGGTTGCTTTTAAAGACGCAGATTGATTTGGATACAAACCACGGGCCATGGCAGCTGTGTCGTAATAGTATGCTGGATATAAACCAAGGTGTTGTGTAAGTATGTAAGCATCGAACAAA